CAAAAGTTTCACCAAAAGGAATATCGTCTGCTCCGCCCTTAGAATTACCAGTAAAACCCCTATAGTTTTTAGCCTTATCTCCATCAGGGGCATTTATATCATAACTTGAAGCTGGCAAACCATTGTGGTTAACATAGTGCCAAACATTTACAACTGACATATAGTATTTAGATTTACCCTCGTTTATTAATTGGGCAGATGTTGCAGGCGCAGTTATTAATAAAACAATTTCCCCAAGTAATGGGTATACTGAAGCATGTGCATTTATTGGGTTATACCATTGTAAGTTATCAACAGGTTGATTAAATTGCCTAACAAGTGGGCGAGCCATTACAGCACCTATAGTTCTTCTCCTATCAGCATTAAATGCTGGGTGAGATGGATCCATGATAACATCAACCACTTCAGCTGGTTCCATAACTTTAGTTACTATATCCTGTGCTGAAGAATTCTTTGCTCCCTGTGGATTAGGGTTATTTGGTTTATTTGACCTTACTCTTGGCATCTTCTTCCCATTCTATTTTCTGTGAAGCTTCTTTAACAGTATTTATTAACTGTTTCTTTTCATCATCAGATAAACTAAAATCTGATCCTTCTGCTTCTGTTCTAGTCATGGCTCTTTGTATTATACTGGCCATCTTTACTAGTTGGTCATCATTTTTTATACCAACATCAAGATAATCCTTGATTAAGGGTACAAGAATAGTTGCATCAGTTATATTCTTAACTAAAGGATGCAATTGAGCAATCAATGAATTTATCTGTTTTTCCTTCTTTTTTGAATTGGTATGTATTTCTTTTAATAAATCTGAAAAACTTTTACCATCAAATATTTCGTCTTGAAACATAATATATCTCCGCGTTTACTATAAATATCAGAGTCTTGGGAAAATAAAAAAGCCCGGAGATATTATCTCCAGGCTTAATTAACTATTTATGTTTTATCTACTATTTCTTGATAAAAAATGATGCTACTAATACTAGTACTACTAGTCCTGCAAAACCACCTTGACCAAATCCATTCACTAATGAAGTAAGATTTGCAATCACGTCCATTCCAAAGATTGATCCGCCAGTTAATACGAACCATAAGATCGTTACTGGAAGAACTGCCATAAGAATTGTACCTAATCCGCCAAAGAATCCTGTAATATATTTAATTACGTTTTCCATTTTGTTTTCTCCTGTTTTTTAATTGTTAATAATTGTGTCGAGAGCATTTACCCATTATTGGGTATTAATTAAAATTTAAGACCAAACCCTATTGTAAGGTTTGTAGTCTTGTCTCCAGTATTATAAACCAATTTTGGGTCTACATAAATACTTTTATGGATTGTGAATAATCTACCTACACCAAGACTCAATGTCTCAGTATCTAATCCACTAGTTGAAGCGTATACGAAATAACCTTTTACAAAATATCTTGCATGTAAGTCATATGATACGTCAACTGTTGAATCTGCTTGTGAAACCGCTAAGCCAACCATCAACTTATCTGTTACACCGTAGCCTACAGTTGGGCTAACTGCCAACTCTGTCCATGCTACATTTGCTACGTCACCAGTACCAATGTACCAATCGCCTTTTGTTTGAGCTTGTGAACCTAAAATGGTTGCACATGCTAATACTACTGTTAAAATAATGTTTCTCATAATTTTCCTCTTTCTGTTTAATTTGCTTAGTTGAATGCTCTCTTCGTTTAAGACTTTATTGAATAACCTCCGTTATTCCAATAACCTTTATTTTTTGTAACCATTTGTTGTAACCGTGTATAAATATACATTATATACTAAAAATATGTTCCGTTTTCAAATCTTTTATATAAATCTTTAAAATCGACCTTTATGACATTGACCACCTTTGTTATATGTTGTGTTTTGGTGTTAGTCATTTCTCTAATTAAAATATATAGTGCTTTTTTATTAAATATTTCTATACTTTTTCTATCTTCAAATAACTTTAAAGTTGCATAAGCTATTTTTTTATCTCGTTGAGATTTGAATTTTTCTTCAATTTGTTTGTCATAATACAAGACAAAACTGTCCATGAACATATCTAGTCCTTCTCGTTTATCTTGTAATGCTTCTTCTGCTCCTAAATCTCGCTTTAGATCTATTACAGTTATAGGTGATTTATTTATTAATTCTTTATAATTTTTATTGTTATTTTGTATTAAATAATTTTTAGTTATTTGGCCAAAGTATGAAAATGCCTTACCTTTTCCAGGGGTAAACTTATTCATTTTTTCGATTAAAAAAGCTATTACTTCTTGTTGTACCTCACGTGTTCCACCATCAAAATAATAAAACTTAAATGTATGGATTATATTTTCAGATAACTTTTCAAATGGGTGCTTAATAAACTCGTTATATACCCTATTTTTTAACCGCATATTTTCTTCTATATTATATGCTATTATAGCCATTTCAGTTTCATCTGTAAAATATAGCTTCTTTTTTCGTGGTCGACCTCTTCTAGCAACAGCTGGTAAAAGAGCATCTTGCCGTTCTTTTTCTCTTAATATTTCTATATCTAAATAGAATTGTTCTACTGGACTAATCATTTTTTTTCAACTCCTCTAAAGACTGTATTGTTTCCTTTATGGCATTAAATACACTACCTACTTCATCGTCTGATTCAAATAGATTTTTTGAGTCTAAGTCTTGTATTTTTATAAGTATTTGGTCTAGTGAAGTACTATATCCTGATATCCAATCAGTAGCTTCTTCATTAGCGTCTTCTAATTTTTCTATCTTTATAAATAGGTTCCAATTAACGTAAACACTAATACAAATAATTAAAAATAATATTATGTTTAAAACCATTATCCTTCTCCGAATAAATCTTTAAACATATCTTGTGCAGGAGATCCCTTGTCTACTGAAGATATACCAACCCTTTTTACACTAGGTTTTTGTTTAAATTTTTGTTTTGTATTAAAGGCAGATCTAATTGTGTCTTTATTCTTCCAGGATTCATATTCTATCCTAGATGCCATGTGATCTGCATGATGTAATACAATTGGTAAATTATTCCACAATGCTTTTTCCTTTCCCCATGGTTTAAGGTATGCGTCATTACTTGAATCATATACGCCATCATGTGTTAGTATACCTATCATTTCATTTTGAGAAAACTGAATTGCATAGTTAGAAAGCAACCAAATACTTCTATGTGGTACTGTCATGTTTTGTATGTTTGGATTTGGATCATAAATCTTACCTTGATTCTTTCTATGCCATTCACTTGGATTGGGTATGTAGTAATCATTAAATTCATCTCCAGCTTTTCCTAGGTCATGGTTAAGTGCACAAAACATAATTTCTTCTTTAGTATAACCCGACATATCTGCGCCCATTTCTTCCCACTGCACATATAGTCTTTCAGTACAATCCATAACTCTTAATACATGGTCAACATATCCACCAGCAAAACAGTTGTGGAAATGCTCGATACCTGATGCAGGTGCCATCATCATTCTATCACCTAAATCTTCGTATAGTGAAAGTAATTTTTCTTGCCTTTCACCTTTGAAATTGTCTTTAATTCTCTGTAAGAGATTATTCCAATTGTTTAATATTTGTTCTTCTGTTAAATTCATATTTTATTCTCCGTATAAACTAAATTTTTGTGGTTCTAGTGGGGATACTTCTACCTTATTTATAGAGTATATTTTACCGTCAAATGCAGCAAGATGATAATCTCTACAGCCTGTATTTTGGTAACACCACTCTAAACCTTCTGTAAGTGATTCAAATACAATATCATTTCTTCCAACTGGTTTCCACCGATCACCTGGTGGTACCCTTTCTAGTACTATTGTTTTTTCTTCTGAATATTCCATATTAGTCTTTTAATAAAAGTTTTAATTGATTGGTGTTGGATAATTTATCCTTAATCTTACCAAATGTTTCAGCAACAGAGTTTTGGTGGTATCCTATAGCATGAGCCATTCGTACACACATAATTTTAAACTCGTCACATGTCATTTCATTTGGTATTTTTAGTTCAATTGATTTTGCCTCTTTAGTTTCATTACCTCTTTTATATATTAAGAAGTCATAATTGTTTGAATCCATTTTCCTATTCTCTCTAATAATTTTATTGGTAAATATACCGATACAATAATAAAGGCAAAACATAAAACAAATGTAGCAATTGATAATACTATTATTGCGACTATAAGTTCTCTTAGTAATACTTTCATATATGTTAATATAATAAAAATATTTCAAACAGGAAAATCTGGGCTAATTTTTTTTGTATTTTAATAAATATTCTGAGCTATTAAATGTTCTAGGGAATTTTGCAGTGGCTACTTTTGAATGTAATTTAATTTCGCTTAAAATTGGTTTTTTATCTTTCTTCCACCTTAAAGTTTGTAACTTCCGTTTTAGTTTATGTAAATTTAAGGCTGCAATTGCCATCAGTTCAGTTTTTTGACCTTTTGTCATTCTTTTTGATGGTATACTTTTTTTAATGGGTGTTAATTCAAGGGTACCTTTTAATTTAGGTTGTTCTACTCCCTTATGATATACATTACCATCCTTATCAACATATACTCCCTTTAACGTCCAACCTCTAGGCTTATCTGATTTTATATATCCCATGTCAACTGGATCAACCAATTCACTAACACAATCAGAACAAGTTATAGCTATTGCTTCATCTCCACACCTTGACATTTGGCCACAGCGCTTACATTCCATATATTTATACATTGCACCTATTCTTTCGTTCCAATGGGTACCTTCTCTATATTCTACGTGATATTGTGGGGTTTCTTCGCTTGACATAACTTATTCTCTTTATATTATATTGTTTTCGTGTAAGACTTTAATTGCTCGTTTTACATTACCTTCTTTTATATATATATGGTTTTTTCGCATAAGTGTATCTGTTAAGTGGGAGGATAGTGAATATACTTCATCCTGTGAATATTTTTCACC